CAACCTACCTAGAATGACATCTCCCTGATAAATCACGGATACATCTCCTGAAGTAACTTGAACTTGAGGTCCGATTGCTTCTACACAACCAACGGCTTCTTTCTGGAAGATAAGTCCACAAGAGTGGTCAAACTTAGCTTCTTCACCATAGTCGTTAGCAGTCCTCTGTCCTTCGTTTGCACTAGCATCAGCTGTTGCTACATTAATCTCTTGCTGATCACCCATAGACTCCTCAACGAAGGAACCTACGTTTTGTGGTGATGTAATACCAGGATTAGTTGCACTAGCAGTACCATAGCGAGTACCGAACTTACCAAAGAATGGTATGTTCATTGACTTGTAGATCTTAATGCCTGCAATTTCAATGATTCCATTTCCTCTTTGGCGAGCTTCACCCTGCTCATCACGGTTGATCAGTCCACTGTCGCCAGTCTTCTGAATCAATTCATAATATTGCCTTGGGTTCAATACACCTACACGACCTTCAGAACTAACTCCCTTTTCATCAAGAGCAGCTGCGGCATCATAGAATGCATTGACTAGTTTATCAGCATCATATGCTTCAGCACCAGTGTTTGTAGCAGTACCAACTTGGATCTGAGTTCCACCAGGCTCAACATAATTAGCCTTGGTGATTGGACCAGCTGAACGTGCAGCCTTAGCGATTGCACGGAAGATACGACGGTCATAGTTCTCGGCTAGAGCATAACCAATCTTCCTTGAAATCTCACCACGTAAATCGTAGTGTGCGAGTGTCTCGTCTAATTCATACACGAATGCAGAACTGATCAACAGGTCATCACACTCAATAGTGACCTGTGCTACTGGAGGTGCGCCATCAGCGTTACCCAGTATGCTGTTTCCTGGTACGTGGAATTCACTTTTGTTACGTCCAGTGAAGATGAATTGTAATGACTTACCATTCTTCAATGTACGCTTTGTGATTAGATCCCTTGCAATTGTATTGCGTTGGAATCCTTTAAATAATTCCCCAGAAAACAGCTTTAAATATAGTTCTCTCTGGTTAGCCCTGGTGGCAACCACCATATTATCGGCACCACCCCAGGTAAGACTGGAAGTGGATGAGGAACTCTGTTGTCCTAAAGCCATTTACTTAAATGTTGTATTGTTTACTTTCTTTCGTACGAAAATTGTTTTATGATCATTTTGTTTTCGTGGTCTTTCCCACCGTCTAGACGGCTAAGGGTATCCAGCGTACTGGGCCAAAGCCAATGCAGGGACGGTCCGACACTGAGGTGCCGTCCCCACTACTCAACCTGTTAGAGCTTCCTCTAAAGATTGGGGTTCACTATCTACACCAGGTGGTTGAGAATCACTTGGAGTTAGATCTGGTTCAGGATCCTTTATTGCAGGCTGTCTTCGTTCATTGCCTAATGAATAAGCGGATGGACCTGCTTTTGGACCGTTATGATTTTGTTGTGACATTAATAATTATTAGTAATTTTACATGGGCAATCACCTTTACAATTACTATGCGCAGTTAGGTGTGCGGCTTCTATAAAAGTAAAGAACCCCAGGGCCAATATAAGTACGGCCCATGGGGATTCTAAAATCTTCATCAGAAACTATACTTTGTACCAATCTTAGTTGCCCAAGAGTTGTCGGTATCACCATCGTTGGTTTGTACTGCAAGCTCACCATAGAAGTCAAGCTTCTCGGTTGCTGCTACAGTTGCACCGACTTTACCTGACAACTGGTTATCGGTATCGTCAGCACCATCGGTTGCTACGATTGCTGGACCACCTTGAATGTAATATCCAAAGCTATCAGTACCACCTTCATAACCTACATGGAGGTCAGTAGTTGATCCTGTATAGTCAG